TGTTCGTGGCTGGCGAGGTTTGACTTGATGACTCCGATTCCGTCTGGCGCGGAAAATACATTAGCAACGCCGAATTGTTCAGCGATTGCTTTGGACGGAAACTTCAAGAGATAATCAATCATGCCGTAAGAGATTGGAGTTTAGCGTTGGATAGGCGTTTCTTGAAGTAGCGGATGGCGGCGATGTGGCCGTTATGAGGAGCATTGCCAAGAGACTGACTGCCAATGTTGAGAGTGGTTAGATTTGACGGGACTGTAACGGTTATATCCGCCGTTCCTAGAGTTCCATTAAATGCAGCTCTAGCATCGTTTGTAGCATAAGAACCAGCGGTTTTATTGAATGATCCATCGGTAATAGTTGCGCTAATAATTTGCGCTGTATATGCCCCACCACTAGCAACATCATATCTCATATATAGTGGTGATGGGTTTCTAAAAATTGCGATCTGATTGGAATTTACTCCAGATGATGCCATGACTAGATAACCTCTTGTGACACCACTAGCAAATAACGTCCCCTCACTAGGGTTCCAGAACCCCGTAAAATTACTCCCAGTAATACTACAAACATCCGCACTGCGAACTACGGACGCTGTGGTAGTCGGTATGTAGGAGGTGGGAAAGGAGCCTGCTTCTAGTTGTGCTTCTGTTACCGATCCTGTTACTGTCAAAATAAGACTACCTGCGGTCGGCGTAAATGTAAGAGTGGTGCGTGTTGGGTAAGCTCCTGTTCCAGTAACCGTTGCTATGTGCGCTCCAGATAAAACGACTGTCCCTGTGCCGTAAAAGCTCAGGGTGTGAGCGACTGCCGTGACTGTGCGTGTTTGAGTAGTTAAGGCAGCACTTGGGAATACTAAGTTAGTACTGCTCTCCTCAATCAACAATCCCTTGCAAGCAAGCGTAACTGGATCGTGGTCAAAGCGTGGATCGTTGATTGCAGCAGACTGGATTAGCCCATCACTACCAACAAAGGTAGCCGTGGATGCTCGCGTGAACGTGGGAGTGGGACCTTTACGCGCCGTGAGGGTTTTGTCGGTGGCGAACTGGAGGTCAAGAGCTAACCCGTCAGGATTCAAAGCTCCACCTCTACTAAGCATATTTCCAAGTGAATAGTTCATTAGTATCGAATCTGCATGTTCGCGTTGGTAAATATCCTATTTGCCACCATCTGTAAAGTATGTTGTTCGTCAATGCGAATCATTTCTTCCTGGAGCAGCATGTCTGCTTCTTGATCTGCCAGTGCAGCTTTCTCTTGCTGTCCTTCCGCACGAAGGTAGTCAGCGTATGTGCCGTGTGCCATGTATTGGAACCACTCTGCGGGGATTGCTGTGGATTCTCCTGAAGCATCTCCGAAGATATCGGTGAATTGCCGCTTGTATGTTACATAGGCTTCCGTAGGATTTAGATCTCCAGCGACCAACGTAGCACCTTCAGCGGTAACCATGATGTCGTATTCTTGGACTGATCGGTTAAGCCACGGTGCTTGTTTGTGGATGCGCAGGTATGTGTCAATAGGGTCTTTTCCAGACTCAGTATATGGCACAACGCTACCTGTCACCGCTCGTTCTTCCCCGATTTTGAGGAAACGAGGCCAGTAGTTTGTTGAGCGAAATGCTCTTAATGCTCGGCGGTTGATTAAAGCCTTAATCCGCCCAAGCTCTAGAGTAGCAAAGACAACCCCGCTTAGTGCTTGGATCAAAGAAAGTAGCTCGGCGTAGGTTCTGGTTTGCATTAAATATTACCTGCTTTCAGGTGTGATTGTGATTTGAAAAAGTCACGAACGAATTCACGGTCATCCCAGCATTCGTTTCCGTATTTGTTTGCGAGTAGTAGATACTCACGTTGCGGGATAGATCCAACTGGCTTACCAGCAATGGACTTTACTTCACGCATTTTTCTTGCTTCTGCCGCTGCTTCAATTTCCCTGCGTTTCTCTAAGCTCTCTACGAACTTACGACCTGAGCAAAGCTCACGAACTAGGGCAGCGTTAATTTCTTCGTTAGCAAACATAAGTAAGAAAGGGGAGAGAGATTTTACCCTCCCTCCCCAGTTAGTGTTTAGCCTGCTTGCGCTACAGGATCAACGATGTCAAGGGTGATGACAATTTGACCATCAAGCAAGGAGTAAGCTCCAGTCGATGTTCCAGCAGCAACAGTAAGGATTACTGGAATTGCAGCAGTAGTCGGAATGTCAATTACACCACCAGCAACATAAGAAGTCCATCCGCTACCGCTATTGAAGCGAGCAGCAGTGTCAACAGTTGCAGGAGGAACAGCAGAAGCAATATGCTTCGCGGCAGTTCCAGAGATACCAACAGATACGGCTCCAGTTGCAGCAACGGCAGTTGAAGTGCCAGAAGTGACAAATGTTTGTGAAGTCGAAATGCTTGCACCACGAATGCCACCACCTTTAGGAATCAAGCCGATAGTTTTCGTTCCGCCAGCAGCAGCAATTGCAGCTAGATCTGCTGAAGAAAGCACAATGACGTCAGTAAAACCGCGCCCCAATTCATTATTAACCAATTTCATATTCTTATTTTGTTCTTAGTTAGGATTAGTAAGCGATTTTGCCGTGGGCTTGTGGATGCTTGACGCACAGTGTGCCAGCAACGTCGATGAATCCGCGCTCGCCACCACCTTGGTTCTCAAGGCGAGTAGCACCCATGGGGATCAGGGTGTTGAAGCCAAGATACTTAGGATTAAGGACGTAACCCACGTTGGTGCTGCCAGTTGGCATACAGCTTGGGTTGCCGTTGACGATCTTCACAAGACCAAAGTCAGAGTCATACAAGTTCACCGAAAGGGTGATTTGCTTGCTCGTAGCGTCTTGGTTGACGTGGTAGGTAACACCAGCGGAAGCAGGAGTTGCACGGGTGAAGTTGCTGATAAGCTGACGAAGTGCTACGTTAGCAACAAGCGTCAAGCTATTCATCTCGCCGTTCTTGGCGAAGATCGAACCAATCATCGTGTTGAACGAGGACTCGCTAAGGGTCGATGCGATGATCGAGCCAGAAGGAGTGCGGTAAGCGGCAGGAACTGGATTGGTTGCTTGCGCAGTAGATTGAATCCACTTGCCAAGACCACGCATACCGTAAGGAGTGCCAGCACCGTTCTCAACCGTCATCTCGTTGTCGGAGGCGATGGTTGCTTCGATGTCACGTTTGATTTCGCGCATCGACTTGGCTTCGGCTTGTGCTACGTTAGCAGGACCAACGCTAGTTACAGCTTGTTGCAGGTTCGATACGATGTAGTCGCGGCGCATCAGTTGGATGTAGTTACCAAGGCGAGCGCGGTCGGCGAACTTGTCGCTGAACGAAGCCACATCGGAACCTTCACTGATACCAGTCGTTGCTGGAGCAGCCAAGGAGTCAACAGTCCACTCGGAATAGGTGGCACTTGCTTTACCTTTGCCGCAGAGCGACAGGATTGGGGTTTCTTCTGGAGCAAGGATGGAAAGCTCATTGCTGAGATCCTCGCGGTTGGATACGGCGGAACCCTGACCTGTTTTTGCGGTAGGGGCGGATGGTTGATAAGTATTTGAGATGGGCATAGTCTTAGTTAGTTAAAATTATTTGTATTTAGCGATTCTTGCGGCAATCCATTCCTCTGGACTTCCACTCTTTTCAAAGCGGGTATAAGCATCGACAACTTTGCTCTTCGGGGATGTCGAGGACTTCGCAGCTCCTGCTCCAAATGGGGAAGATGATGGACTGACTTTCAGTCTATTCCCCACCGCAGGTTGCTTCTTGATCCTCGCTCCTCCGTTGATGGAGTTGGCGGCGTGTGCCAGGATGTATTCGATTTGGTAGCCAATTTCAGGAACTTGTTTGCGTAGCTTTTCGATAAGCGGGTCAGACACTAAACTTCGGAATTGTTTCCCTACGACTGAGGTTTCATCCTTAATGTCGGGAACTTCTTCTTCTGCGGCTGCGATGTATTGACCTTTCAGTTGCTCTAGTTGGGCGATCTGCTGGAGATGCGCTTGCTGGGCAGGTAAGAATTTAGTCAACGCCTCGCGGGAGTTGCGGTTAGCTTTACGAATCTGCTGCTTGGTGAACTCCTTGTCTCCAACTAAGATTATATCCTCGGCGCGATAATCTTCGTATTCCTCCAGTAGTTCATCTGTTGTTTCAAGGGTTCGCTCAAGCTCTTGATATTTCGCTTTCAAGTCATCAAATGACTGGATTTCACGAAATGGATTCTCGTCTTGAGGGACTTCCTTGACTGCTGGTTGAGATTGAATCTTCTCCTCCAAGGCTTTCTTCTGAGCGGTTAGCTCGCCAATGCGTTGAAGCAATCGGCTCTTACCTTTTTTGGCTAAGGATTGAATCTGTTCAGCCGTCAACGACAGTAGATCAATTTCACTTTCCTGCTCCTCCTCCTCTTCTTCGGCTTCTTCCTCGGGTTCGGCTTCCTCTACTTCAGCGGGAATTTCTTCCTCATCGGCTTCGGATGCTTCTTCTTCGGGTTGTTCCTCAGATTCAGGTTCGGGATTATGTCTTGCCGTTCTCTGAGCTACAAGCTCTTCAAATGACAGGTTGGACACTGATTCAATAGCTTCAGCGGTAGCTTCTGGATTACTCATAATTAAAACGCCATTTACGCTCGGCGGTGCGAGTCGAGAAAAATTAATCATAATTTCCAAACAATGTCAACAAGCAAGATAAATTTGTTAAAGATTTTTCTTGCGTTCTGAAAAGTGCTGTGTAAATTCGCGGCGACGAGAGGTCGAATTCATCGTTGTAAATTTTGCTCCATTAATCATGGTTTGGAGTTAAGGGCTAGCACAGGTATTTCGACCTCCTTGTGTTAGTCCTTTTTCTTTGGGCTAGATTAAGCAAATAACCAACAGAACAATGAATACAGAATCAGAAACACCAAGAACAGATAACGCATTTAGTCATGACGGCAACTGGGACACAAAAGCGTTACGAATGGCGAATCTCGCACGCCAACTAGAGCGAGAGCTAAACGACGTGACGACAGAACGCAACAATCTCGACGCGAGTTTGACGGCTGCGATAAGTTCCTCCAATGCGCGACATTTTGAGTCGATGGAACATGAAGCTAAAAGCAAGCAACTAGAGCAAGAGCTTAACGAGGCGATGGCAGCACTGCGGAACTTGACCGACGAGATTGGCAGGCATGAGGGCGCAAGCATGATGCACCCACGCCTGACCAGAGTTATTGCAGTAGCGAAAAAACTAACCACAGAAACAAAATGAAAACATACCGAACAATACACATCCTATTTGCCGACGAAGAACCAGCAGCGGCATACAGTGACGAATCCATAGCGCAAGTAATGTTGGAGCGTTGCGAGGAATGGCAGCAGAAGGAGCTAGAGATCGGCAGCGACTACGTTGTGGAAGCAATCAACGCTTACGAGTATCGTGACAAAAAACTAGCTCATAATGCTGCTCATCCGCTTGATCCAAGCTATGTGAACGCGCAATACTACGGACTGAAAACAGTTCTTTTATACGAGTGATTCACAGAGACAAGAAACCCGTAGAGATTAAATTTCCCTACGGGTTCTTGGAACACAGAACGCTGAAAACACACAGCGAGAAAATAAAAGCAGAATAGTGACGAATGTCAATCTTCTTTTTTCAATAGGATCAAAAGCTCGTCCAGCGTAGCGACACTGCCGACAATCTTCATAACCTCGTTCGGCTCTACGCACTGGCGCAGGTCACCGAAAAAACGCTCACGCTCATCTCGGATGAACTGGATGATAGCTTTGAACTCATCACGGTCTGATAGAGCTTCAACAGCTTGGACAATAGTTGGCTTGGGTAATGGTGTCATTTACGTTTTGCTTTCTTTTTTGGAGCGCGAACCATCTTGATTTCAACCTCAACATAGCCTTTGCCTTTTTTACCGTATTCTTTTCCTTCGTGACCACAACTGTTTGATTTACCTTTTTTCATATTATTTAGTAAGTAGATTTTTTTTCATTTTTATTGCTGACATAACAATATCTGACAAGCTAGGCTTAGAATCCTTATCGGCTTTTTCCAACTTGGAACGAACAGTGTCAATTTCCTTTAATGCTGCACTTGTCAATGGAGGTGCATTTTCGTCACCCCCAATAACTCTTGAAATAATCGTTTGCCTAAAAGCGTTATCGTTAGTCCGATATGCCTCACCCGCTGGTCCAATATTTTCAAATTGTTCTTTTCTCCATTTTTGCATCTCAGGAGTAATTTCAAATTTAGGATTGTAATCGTTTTCATCCATCCAATGGCGAGATGCTTCTATTTTAACTAATGCGTTATGCCCATCAGGATTATTTTTGTAATAGTTTTGATTGGGGACAATTGCAGAAGGAGTTCCACCACCTTGACCTGGAGGATTCTTTGATCCACCCCAAGCCATTCCACCTACTTCTTTTCCATCTTTATTGAAGTAGTCTTCAAGACCTAAACTTTTAGCAGAAACAACTGGATATCCAGCATAACTTTGCAGTAATGGGATATTATATGTCTTGCTTTTATCTTTATAAGCACTGCTTAGTAATGGTAATTTTGGCATATTATTTCATTGATTTGCTTCCTCGGCACTTCCATTTGCGCCTCGATAGATTATTTGGGGAATTTGGATCTAACTTCCAGTCGCCTTTGATCTTTGCGGATCTAGCACAATAGCTGTCACCTTTTGCCGTGCCTGGACGAATACGATCACCACCGTCAGCAGCTTTACCAACTTGACCATATTTGATCGTTTTCTTCCGCCCAGTCGCAGGATTGGTGACTACTTTCGTAAAACGCTTTTCCATCACTTCATCTTTCGCTTGATTTTCCGCTCCTGCTTTAGCATCTCTTTTGTTGGTTTTTTGCCAGAGCCTTTAGCATCGCGGATATTATCCCACATTCCTCGCTGAGAGAGAGAACCGTCTGCGCGTTTGATTAGTTTCTTCATTGCTCCATTCCTTGTGTTGTTACGCCACCCATTTCAGCAGGTGCCGTTCCGATGCGTCCAATCTCAGCGTTCTGAGCCTGTTGTAGCTGGAATTGGTACTGACTGGCATATTTCTGCAAGCGAGCAGCAAAAGCCTCGTCCTGCTGCGCTCTAGCGGCAACATCGGGCTGCTGAACGTATGCCTGAACCATCTGCATGGCAATCTGCGCTCCGTTTGGTTGTGCAGGAACTTCGATGCCAGAGAAGATCTTGGAAAGGTCATCTGTGACGTTCTTCGCAATCTTCTGTTGTGCTTCCTCCACTGGTTGCAGAACGTAGTCAGCAAAGATTGGATTGATAGAAGATGCAGCGAACTCTAGTAGTTTGTTTACATCGAGGATGCCATTGCGATCCAGTTGGACAAGAGATACCATGTTTTTCAACTGAGTCTCTGCTGTTTCTGGATCACTTGCCAAAGAGTCAAACGATACCATGATTGAATAGTTCTCATCGGGACTACCCTTGGTCATCACTTGTGGATTGGGATTCCCTGTAACTTGGAAGAAGATTTCATCAGGACCCATGCGTTGATACAGCTTCCATGCCATTGTGAGAACGTCTTTAACGTGGTCAAGGAACTTACCAATATAATACTGCTGACGTGCAGTGGATAGCGGATTTGTGAGATCCAGTCCGATAGCACGGTCGGCTTGTCCACGCATGGAAAGCTCGCTTTCTACAGAGCCGTCATCTCGCGGAGGAATTGGACCAAATGCGATTTCACCTAGTCGGCGATATGGCACTCTGCGTCCAGGACCCCAATCCGATGGTGGGCGACCAGCAGGGTGCATAATCGGAGGCAATGTTGCCAAAGACGCACGGTCGATACGACTATCACGCTCGGTCTTGATTTGCATCTGAGGACCACGGAGAATATCTGAGAATGTCTGCACCTCATACATCCGCTTCTGGTCGTTAGCTAACCGAGTTACCACAAATGGGTAGTCATCGTAGCCGTTGAGAAGTTCATGCTTGGCATAGCCGTCTGTTTGCGGATGGAACACAGTGCAGTAAATGCCCTCAGAACCATCATCCTCGTCGATTAGACGCTGATATGCATAGACCACCATGACAAGATCGTTGTCATCAGTGATTGGCAAACGAGTCTGAGTCTTTACTTTCTCGCCATCGAGATACATGGAGTCTTTACCACGAAGGGTTTCGATAGCGTTATCTACCCATTTACGATCCCATCCTTCGTTAGTCACCTTCTTCTCAAGCTCTTGAGCGGTGAGAAATGTTCGCCAGAACATGTATGGTGCGCGTTGTGGGTCTGAGATATAAGATGGGAACATTACCTCGCCATCGGGAGCGCAAGCATAGACTACTGGGCAGTCAACAGTTTGGCGTGACAGCGGGATTTCAGCAACACCCATCTTGCGTAGGTCTTTGATTGCTTTCTTCGCTCTCTTAGCAGAAAGGTCAGGGAATGAGTCTTGAATCAACTCAAGCAACATCTCGTCATCTTGCTCGCTGAGGATCAACTCCACAAGATCGGGCGATGCTTGCTGGATTTGCTCTAAGCTAACGCTTTGCAAGTAAGTGCGCTTCTCACGATTCCAGCCAACGTAGGTAACCATGATGCCCTTCTCCATGAGATAGTTCCCGCCAAGTTCCATTTGACGCTTAAAGTCGGGAATGTAGGATGCTCGCATCCATTTTAGGAAGCCAGAAACTACCGCCGCTTTCGGCATTGCTGCCATAGACGTTGGGAATGCTTTGATGTGAGAGCGAGATAACGCTTGGTCAAACAACGCAACATACATGTCGATGCGCTCGCCAACTACGTTCACCTCTTGGTCAGATGCGCCTTGCCACGGAAAAGCATTAGCTCCGTTCTTGCGTAGGTCATCCGACTTGCCATCCCAGATGTTTCTACGGTCGTTGTAAGAGCGTAGGCAGGATTCAAAATAGTAATCCAGATCAACCAAGCAAGTGTCGTAAGCATTGGATAACGCACCAATATCAGGCTTCTTGTCTAAATAAACAAGGGACTCGTCTTCAATTTGTTGAATGTCATTCATGCTGTATATTGGTAGTAATCCTCAGGCTCGGAATTGACGAGAATAACATTAACTTGCTTTCCTAGCAAGCCTTTTGATATTTGAGCGGGACATTTTACGTTGACGCTGAATCCGTCAATCCGCGCTTTTAGCCATGTCGGGTTATTGCAGATGCCTACAATCAACGCTTTTAATGGCGATTCTTGTATGTCTTGCACAATTTCTTCAACAACCTTAGCTGGTCGTCCTCGTTTCTTTGCTTCTTTTTTGGTATTCATATTAGTAACCTCCACCTCCTTGGATTGTGGCTAAACTTACGGAACTGTCAACATGATCTATTCCTGAGATTGCAGCATAGCGTAAAACATCTATCGGATCTTTCCAAGCTTCCTTTAATCCGCCATCTCCCGTGTATTCTGACAATGCTTGGATAATGTTCTCGCAATCGGAACTGATGTAGAAATGTGGACGGTTGATTGCATCCAGCGGCTTGGATGTGTCCCATGCCATTTTACCGATCAATGCTTGTAATCCGTCATCAATATCAAGACCTGGGGCGGGAATGCAAACCATGCCGGCATCGTTCAAATCTTCAATAATCGAGGATGATCCATCTTGCACCTGATACTTTGCAGCACCAAGTCGTGGGTCGATCAATCGCTCAAAGATTTCCTCTTCGCCTTCTAGTTCTTCGATAAGCTCAACATAGTCGCGGATGCCATAACCTTGTCCTTTCGCTCCCTCTCCAGGCATCCACTTGCCACCACGCCACTCAGCCCAGTCGCCAACATCGACTCCAGGCCATTCACGATAAACCCACATTGTGCCAGTCTCATCTACTGCAATCCAGCACATGAACCAGTTTTTAGAGCCAGCAGGGTCAATAACGTGATACTTGGTGATGTTGTTTCTTGGAATCTT